ACAGAGAAAAAAGAAGAAGATGCCGTTCAAACACAAGAGACAAATGATAGCAATGTTGCTGTCGAAGAGTCCAAAGACAGTGGTGACAGCCAAGAAGTGGTTGAAGAAGTACGGGACACCGAAGAAAAACTAGATAGTCCTTTACAAGAAATAACTGAAGATGAGCTTGATGAAAAAACAATGGAGCTCTATGAAGAGGCGGAGGAAGCTGTTAAAGAGCAAGTAAAACAAGGTAAACCATTACCTGAAAACATACAATCACTTGTAGATTTTATGAATGAAACAGGTGGTACAATGGAAGACTATGTAAGACTTAATCATGATTATTCAAAAGTAGATGAGCAAGTTTTGCTTAGCGAATATTACAAACAAACTAAACCTCATTTAAATAGTGAAGAGATTAACTTCCTTATGGAAGATCAATTCAAATATGATGAGGAAATTGATGAGCCAAGAGATATAAAAAAGAAACAATTGGCCTTCAAAGAAGAAGTTGCGAAAGCCCGTAAAGAGCTTGATGCTATGAAGGATAAGTATTATCAGGAAATCAAGTTGAGACCTGGTGTTACCCAAGACCAGCAAAAAGCTATGGACTTTTTCAATAGATACAATGAGCAGCAAGAGTTAGCTAGTAGACAACAAGAGGATTTTAAAAACAGTACTAATCAATTGTTCAATGATCAATTCAAAGGTTTTGATTTTGATTTAGGACAAAAAAAGTTTAGATACCAAATAGCAAACCCTCAACAGGTTGGTGAAGCACAAACTGATATATCTAATTTTATTAATAAATTTTTAGATAAAGAAGGTAAAGTTGTGGATCCTACTGGTTATCACAAAGCGCTTTATGCTGCAATGAATGCGGATAAGATCGCTAATCATTTTTACGAACAAGGAAAAGCTGACGGTGTCAAAGGCGTCGTTGACTCTTCTAAAAACTTAACAGATAAGCCAAGGCAAGTTGCCGATGGAAATGTATTTGTCAACGGTTTAAAAGTAAGATCAATTAGTGGTTTGGATTCGTCTAAACTGAAAATTAAAAAACGAAAATTTAACTAATTAAAACTTTTAAATTATGGCTTTAACCCCACAATTTGGTACAATAGTTCCATCGCAACTGCAACAAACGCTTGCGAGCAACTATTTAACATTTGACGGCGCTGCCGGTGGTAACTTTGCCCAACAATATTTACCTGAGCTTTATGAGCAGGAAGTTGAAAGATATGGTAACAGAACTTTATCTGGATTCTTACGTATGGTTGGTGCTGAACTACCTATGACGTCTGATCAAGTAATTTGGTCTGAACAAAACAGACTACACATCGCTTATGACAACTGTCTTAATGGTGGTGCTGCTAACACTATTACTATTCCTGTAGCTGCAGATATTAATAACGTAATTTCTCCACAACAAACTATCGTTGTGTTAGATGACTTTGGTAATGAATCAAAGTGTTTAGTTATTGACTCTGACTTAAGAACAGCTGGTGGTGGTGGTACTGGTGTACTTAACGTACTACCTTACGGTTCAGCTGACTTAGCTACTGAAGGACTTGTTGGTAACGTAAAGATCTTCGTATATGGTTCTGAATATCCAAAAGGAACTAATACTACAATTGCACCATCTGCTAACGCAGTTGCAGTTGCTGGTAACGATTATCCTATTGCTGTTGTCACTCCTGACTTTACTCAATTTTCTAACAAACCTATCATTATCCGTAGCCAATATTCAATCAATGGTTCTGACACAGCTCAGATCGGTTGGGTAGAAGTTGCTACTGAAGATGGAACATCTGGATATTTATGGTATCTAAAAGCTGAGTCTGAAACAAGACTACGTTTTGAAGATTACTTAGAAATGTCTGTTGTTGAAGGTGAGCAGGTTGATGCTGCTGGTGGTTCCGCTATTGCTGGTGTAACTGGTACAGAAGGTCTATTTGCTGCTATTGAAGATAGAGGTAATGTACAAGTTGGATTCTCAGCTGCTACTGGTATCGGTGACTTTGATGATATTCTTAGAAACTTAGATACTCAAGGAGCTATTGAAGAAAACATGTTATTCTTGAATAGAAATACTAATCTTGATTTTGATGATATGCTAGCTGGAATTTCAGCTGGTGGATCTGGAGGTACTGCTTTTGGATTATTTGAAAACTCAGAAGAAATGGCATTGAACTTAGGTTTCAGCGGTTTCCGAAGAGGTTCTTATGATTTCTATAAGACTGACTGGAAATACTTAAACGATGCTTCAACGCGTGGTGCTATCTCAGGACCTGCTTCAATTGAAGGTGTTTTGATTCCAGCTGGTACTTCTACAGTTTATGATCAAATTCTTGGTACTAACATTAGACGTCCTTTCTTACACGTAAGATACCGTGCGTCTCAAGCTGATGACAGACGTATGAAGTCTTGGTTAACTGGTTCAGTTGGTGGAGCTTTCACTAGCGATCTAGATGCTATGACTGTAAACTTCTTGTCAGAAAGATGTTTAGTAGTTCAAGCTGCGAATAACTTCGTATTGTTCAAAGGAGCATAAATTATATTGAGGTGATGGGCGCTTCGGCGCCCTTATACCTCTTAACTATTTAATTATATTATATTATGGCTAAAAAAGCAAAAGCAGAGGTGGCTGTTCAAGAACCAGAAGTTGTTACTGCTCCACCAAAAAAACAAACAAAACCTGTAGTTGATTCGTGGGAAATTAAACCTAGAACATATTTAGTTAGAGGTAGAAAACAACCACTTACATTAACTATACCTAGTAGACATACTCGTAGAAATCCTTTATTATACTTTGATCCAGATAAAAAGATGCAAAGAGAATTAAGGTATGCTACAAATATGAACTCGCCTTTTGTAGACGAACAAAAAGGAGAAGCTACATTAGGACATATTACTTTTAGAGATGGTGTGCTTTCAGTACCGCAAGAAAATCAAATCTTACAAAAACTATTAAGTTTATACCACCCTTTGAAAGGTAAAAAATACTATGAATTTGATGCTGTTATAGAAGCAGAAGATGAACTTGATACTTTAGAACTAGAAGTTCAAGCACTTAATTACGCTATGGAAATGGATGTTGATCAAGCTGAAGCAATATTAAGAGTTGAAAAAGGTAGTAGAGTTTCAGGTATGAAATCTAAAGAAATTAAAAGAGATTTATTAATATTTGCTAAGAAAAAACCTGCATTGTTTTTAAATCTTGCTAACGATGAAAACGTTGAGCTTAGAAACTTTGGAATCAAAGCTGTTGAAGCTAACATAATCAAATTATCTCAAGATCAAAGAACTTTCCACTGGGGTTCAAATGATAGAAAATTAATGACAGTACCGTTTGATGAAAACCCATATTCAGCATTAGCCGCTTGGTTTAAAACTGATGAAGGTGTAGAAGTTTATAAATCTATAGAAAAAAGAATATAAACAGGTGATAATATAAGGGGTAGTGTCATGCTACCCCTGTATTATAATTAAAGTAAATATGGCAATAAACGTAAATAGTGTATATCAAACCGTTCTTTTAATTTTAAATAAAGAACAGAGAGGTTATATAACTCCTCAAGAATTTAACAATATTGCCAATCAAGTGCAGTTGGAAATATTTAACTCATATTTTCCAGATGGCGACCAGGCTAATAGAAAAAATCAAACTAATCAACAAAACAACACAGAGTTTTACAATTCGTTTGATAATCAAGATTCTAGATTAGATCCTTTTAAACTAACAACTACAGAGTTTGTTTATGACTCAGTAGAAAATGCTTGGTACTATCCATCAAATGTTTTACAAATATCTAAAATAGGTGCGGTTTATTGTAATTACAATAATAACCAATTAAATAAAGAAGCTGATAGACTTTCATTTAAAGAGTTTAAAACTACATCAGCATCTAAACTCACAGCGCCAACAAACAATTACCCTATATTTTACGTAACATATACAGACGAAGCTTTTGAACAAATTTTTCCATTAGAAGCTTGGAGTGCACCTAGCTCTTTAAGCTTTACGCAAGGATCAGATATTCAAGTAGGCGATGCTGTTTATAATAAAACTCAAGGTTATGATTATGGAACAGTAAGTACAATTACAACATCTGGACCTCCATTTTTAGAAATAGTTGTAAGCGGAAATTTATTAAACTTTGCTACAGCACCTGTAGTTGGTGATGAAATATTGATAAGTAGACCTGATGCTATTACTTTGTTTCCGCATTTACACATAGCACCACGACCAGCAAGCTTAGAAGTTTCAGCTGTACAACTACCAACAACAGTTAAATGGGGTTATGCAGTTCAAGGTAATGGTTCTTATTTGTATGACGCTAATGAGTCTGTAGATTTTGATTTAGTTCCAGATGAAAGATCTAGAGTTATATTAGAAATTTTAAAATATTGTGGTGTATTAATAAGAGATCCTCAAATAGTGCAACAAGCTTCTCAAACAGAGGCGGTTATAGAGGCAAACGAAAAAAGATAATAAATGGCTCAAATAGACGAAACTAACCAACAGTATTACGCGGGTGCGCAGGGTTTTAAAGTTGAAGCCGCAGCAGGTCAATCAGCATTTACATTTACTTTTGACACTGATTTAGTATTAAGTAATTGGGATCCAAGTCAACCTGATTATACTTTAAATAACTTTAAATTATATCACAGTGCAGACGGTTTAACGTATACTGAAATAACAGGTGGACCATACGCACCGTATACTATTAACGGTAACACTATTACTTTAGCCGCGCCAGTGCCTCAAAACGAAATAATAGTATGCCAACTTAAAAGATT